CTGACTGCCAAATGCTAGGCGACTGTCATCTATTTCGTCTAAATTAGACGTAAGAAAAGAAGCCAAACCGCCTTCTGGGAGTACCATTTGTTGTTCCATCTCAATCCCCTCTAAAAACATTGTAACAGATATGTTTTAGCTTTTCCATGCTATTATGATATTACTACAGTTACCGCACCAACACCGCCAGTGGAAGTGTTCCCACCAAGATTCGGTTGATCCGCAACAGTTATTTTTACTTGGCCCATGATACCCGCAGCGTCCCTATATTGAAATAATTCACCTACTTCTAACCCCTGATCGTCCGTCTGTAAGTTCGTTAAAACCATCCCCGTATCTCTGCCCGCGCCGGGGTTCTGCATCTGCTCTATATACACCGAAAATGACCGTACAACCTGCTCCATATACTTCCGGTCATATTCTTCCGGGGCCTTTGGAAAGAACGGCTTTACTAAATTACGAGACATTACCTGCGCCCATCTGGTCTTATATCAACTCTTGGCGTACCTAGACGCCACCCTACCCCCGTGTCCGTAGAAGCCACCTTTAAAGAAAAGGCTCGGCCGCGAAGCCTGACGTTAACTTGATTTGTCCACTGCTCAATAGGAACCGTAGAGCTTCTTGTAACCGCTTTTGCTTGCGTTTGAAGGTATAAACCCCCCGGATAATTGCGAGCCTGAAGGGTCATAGTAGCAGTAGGGGAAATCGCAGTAGAGTTTCTAAAGGTCAAATCTGGAACCATTCGGCTCATAAACAAGAAGTGATCCCCGTCTCCCATGTCAATCTGACTGCTCTCAATGAAAGCCGCTAGGGCTGTAGCAGGCTCCGTACTGCCGTCATCAAAGCCGCTTTCGTGAGCATATAAGTAATGATCTGTGCCCGCCGCAAGTGGATCAGCGTTTATACCGCGATCCATCCAAGCAGTGCGAGCCATGTCTCCGTAATACCAGACGTTCTGTTGGTAGTTGAAAACAACGTATTTATCGTTTTCTTGACTACTTGCAGACGGGTAAAACCACCAAACCTCGCCAAAAGCAGTGTTTGTAGAGGCCGTAACTTTCTCCTTCTGAAGGAAGTTAAAGTCTGAAAAGATGAAGTCTCTGACCGTACAAGCTAACCGCTGCACCGAACCAGAGTAACTGTAGAACTCTTCTTGACCCATCCAAAAGATAGTGTCCTCGACATTAATTGCACTCAAAGGACTCATGATGGTTAAATTGTCAGACACCATGTTAATACCGAATGTAAACGGGGGTCCTAGAAATTGCATGGCATGTAAGGAAACATCCGTAAATATCATGATCTGCTGTTTTGTTTCTATTGCCGCTATAATCTCAGATCCGGAGCCTATTTTAAGGTCGCCCGCAGTGTTTACCGCACTTGCAGACCACGTTATAAGGCTTTCCTGACTGCCAAACCTAACTAAAAGCGGGTCTTGAACAGTGCTGTTTTCTGGATCACAGCCAAAAACAATGATATGTCGTGCAATGTCTGAAACTAAGACAATTTTACCTTTAGTTGGCGCACCGTCAGAATTTGTTAACGAAGAGAGTGCTTGAGCCCTAACACCAGTTCCATTTGTTTTATTCCAATAGTAGATGTTGCCGTCCCGGTCATTAATCAGTAAGTCCTCCCCAAAATTATCATGGGACCAGATGCGGAGAGTTTGTCCAGAAGCTGAAAGATCCGTTGAGGAGTTCCACGTTCCACGGCCGTAAGTACCCGCGTTCCAACCGTTTCCTGAAATTGTCGTATCAAGGCCCGTGTTGATCTGATAAGTCGCAACAGTAGCAGATCCTCCAGTGTTGCTATCTGAAGCATTGCAGAAAAGAAACGTTGGCTCTAAGCCCGCGGTAGTTGTAATCGACGCTATTGATGAAACAGTTCGAGCTTCAATTTGATACGCATTGGGACTGACAATACTTGTAATTTGATACTCTTGGTTAAGAACCGCCGCGGTAATTAAACCACCTAGCGATGCCGCATCTGTAAATGTTACAAAATCATTGTCTAATGCGCTATGTTCGGCTTCTGTTACAGTAATGGTGCAACAAGCTATTGCCGCGCCGTCAGCATGATCCGCCGCTATTGTTCCGCTTTGACCTCTATCGCAGCCCTGCAAAGTAACGCTGGAAATAGAAGCGTAAGTTATTATCTCACTGCCTATCTTAACCCTGCCAGAAGCCGGAAACCCCGTTGCACTGTCTATTACAATAGTTTCAGAGTCCGCTTCTATTGCGCCGTTTAACGTGTCGGCTCCAGTAAGAAAAGTAGCATCGCCCGCACCCGACGTAAGCCGAATGGGGGTAATGTCGTAGTATTGTTGTCCCTCTAAAAGATAATACTTTAAGTTAGTTCCAACACCTATAAACTCTGTTCCATCTAGGGCTTTCCAAGAATGCAAAGCACGGCAGGTTCCTAAGAAAGAAACCCCCGTAAACCTTGTCCAGCCCCCTATCTTTTCGGGGAAACCAAAGCGAAACCTGACCTTATCCATGTCAAACCAGCCACCTTCGTTAGTGTAGGAGGTGACTTCTCGGTTAATACCGGGCTTAAACTGGAGTTTGGTCAGGGGCATTCATTCACTCCGACTAGTTAGGTTATGCGGTAAAGGTATTAGCCGCTGATATAGCTTCGTCTATTGCCGTAAAGCTCTCGCTGCCCCAATCGTCTAGTGCCTTCATGTGGACTAGATAACTGTTGCTACGAGCTACGCGCTCTTTCTTTTCGTCATGCGTCATGTCGTTACCAAAGTCTTCGTCGGTTGCACTAGCGCCTTTGTTGTGCGTAGCGATAACGCTTGTAATTACTGACACGCTACCCAGCAGTGCTGAGTGATCCTGTGCGATTTGCGCTGCTTCTCTTGCCATTGTATTTATCCTTCTAGGGTTGTGATACGAGCTAATGCTGCATCTAATGCTGTTGACAATTCTTGTACTGCTTTAACCAGTGGTATGACAAACATCTCACGAGATACCTGTTGAACTCCATAATGATCTTCTTTCCAACCACCAAAGTCAGACACACCTGCCGTGTCTAATGCAGCCTTAACTTCTTGAGCAATAAAGTTGTGCATTGTTGCATCTGTGTTCATATAGTTAATAATGTTACCGTCATCATCAGTCTCACGTAAATGTGCTAATTGACTATCTGAAGCATCAAGCTCACCATTGGCTTTCCATTTATATTTAACAGTTCTTAAATCATTTATAAAATTTAAACCTAATGTTTGATTTGTAATGTTTTTCTTTAATCGTTCATCTGAGGAACGTGACCAGTTAGCATCAGTATCAAAGTCATTGAGAACAATATTACTTGCTTTACCAAATGCAAAGTTATTTGCAGCGGTATTTATTCCTATTCCAATAGTTATAGCATTTGAAGTGTTAGCACTAGCAAGAGTAGCGTTACGACCTATACATATATTATCACCGCCACCAGTAACACCATCACCAGACTCTTTACCCAAAAAAGTATTACCTGATGCCGTTACACTATCACCAGCATTGTATCCCAAAATAGTGTTGTTAGCAGCACTAGTCATTGCAAGGCCTGAGTCTGCGCCAACAACAGTGTTGCCATTTCCACTAGTCATAATTTTGCCAGCGTCTTTTCCAACTAATACATTTAAGTTACCCGTAACAACACCGTCACCCCCTGCATTAAAACCAACCATAACAGAATCATCGCAAGTAGTTGCAGTTTCCCCTGCTCTTGCCCCTACGAAAACACTAGTTCTACCAGTGGTGATTGAATTTCCTGATTCGTAGCCAATAGCAGTATTAAACATATCCACAGCCGTTGCAGGATTTTGCGCTCCTAAAGATGCGTAGCCAACGGCAGTACTTTTGCTACCTATAGTTTCTGCATCTAAAGCATTACCACCAATAACAACATTTCTTATTCCTGTGGTGATAGATACTCCTGCATTATAGCCCACTGCTATGTTATATGTATTTGTGGCTTGGGTGAAGTTTTGGTTTTCTAGTGCTTGATGGCCTACCGCAGTTGATCTACTGCCTAGTGTGTCACTGCTTAATGCGGCAGTACCAACAGCTACATTAAAATCTGCATCAGTTAAGACATCACCTGCTAATGCACCTATTAGAGCATTTTGTACGCCTGTCGTGACTGCTTTACCTGATTGATGGCCTACTGCTGTGTTTAAGTTATCAACATCAGCATTTTGTGTGTTGAGAGCTTCAAATCCAATAGCAACACTTTTACGTCCTGTATCTTCTGTACTTAATGCGTCATATCCTAAAACAACATTGCTATGGCCCGTGGATAGTCCATCACCTGCTGTGCCGCCTATGAGGGTGTTTTTTAGGCCTGTGGTTATTGCTCCACCTGCGGAATAGCCCATAGCTACATTGTAAGTATCTGTAGACGTCGTATGGTTTTGAGTTCCTAAAGCAAATCTGCCAATCGCAGTGGACCTATTACCTTTAGTATCAGAACCTAAAGCCTTTTTGCCTAAAACAACATTAAGACTACCTGTAGTCAGAGCATCACCTGCTAGGCCACCTATAATCGTGTTGTCTGTGCCCGTGGTGACTGCGGCTCCTGCATCAAAACCTATGGCTACGTTAAACATTTGAACGGCCGTGGCAGGATTTTGGGCAAGCAAAGCAGATGAACCTAAAGCAACCGAATGACTTCCTAATACATTTGTACTTAAAGCCTGATAACCTACCGCAACATTATTATCTGCATCAGTAATTGCATCTCCAGCAAGAGCGCCTATGAGGGTGTTTTTTATGCCAGTAGTGACTGATAAACCTGCTTGTGACCCTACCGCTGTGTTATGAGCTGTTGCTCCTGCGTTTTGAGCAACCAATGCTAAATACCCAATAGCAACATTTTGCCCATGACCATCTTCAGCAGAAAGTGCAGCATGTCCTACGGCAACATTTTGACCGCCTACGTTAAGGGCATCACCTGCTAAACCGCCTATTAAGACGTTTTCTGTAGCAGTGGTGATTGCTGTTCCTGCACTATGTCCCACTGCTACATTAAATGTATCCGTAAGAGTAGTAAAATTTTGTGTAGCTAACGCATTAGTTCCTACGGCTACACTTTTTTTACCTTTTGTGTCAGTGGTTAATGAATTACTACCTATAGCTACATTAAAAGTACCGTCTACTAAAGCATCACCAGATTGAAATCCTACAAAAACATTTTCATCACCCGTAGTAATCGCAGTACCAGCCTCATCGCCCAAGACCACGTTTTGATTACCGCCAGAGGCTATTGAGTTACCTGCGTTTAAACCCAATCGTAGGTTAGATGAACCTGCTGATGCAGTGATAATATCTGCGCCATTTGCAAAGGTTACGTCAGCGGCAAAGTTAACTGCGCCATCTACGTCCACAACGTCTAGGTTGGTTGTACCGTCTACGTCTAAGTCACCCGCAACAGTCAGATCGTCATCAACCAGAAGATCAACCACAGATAACGCGGCGAAGGCGTCTACAATTATAGCTCCTGATCCAGCCCCATTAGAATATACGGCCTTCACATGTCCGTTTGGTATTGTAACCTTTGTATCACCATCTCCCTGAGCTATTAAAATGCTGTAAGGACCGCTGCTCCCGCTGTCGGTGGTCGCGTTTTCAATAAACCACATTTTGCTGACCGTGTTTGGACCAAGAGTAATTACAGGGGCGCTGTTCATTGCTCCCGTATATCTCAAAAACATTGCACGACCGGGGTCCGAAGCTCCGTCTGCAATTGTTGTTGCGTGTGTGTCAGCGTTAGTTGTAATTGCCTCAGTGCCAAAAGCAAACGCTTCTGCAATCAGTTCTAAGTTAGTGTTAGTGGTATCGCCCCAAGTTCCCGACTGTTCGCCGGAACCTATTTCCTCTAACCGTAAGTCGTTTGTATATACACTTGCCATGTTATTATCCTATGCTACGCGGCCGTTCTCAATATTAGCCCAAGAAGGGTTTTGAGAAGGCGCTATGTTTAAAAAGTTGGGGTTCTGATCTGGAACAATTTGACCCCAAGGTGGGTTTGTTAAAGTTCCTACTACCCCAGTTGCACTTACCCCTGTGACGGGAACATTGGCATTACCAACTGTCGCCGTTGTTGCACTGTTGACCGAAGCAGTCATCGTTACCATTGTGTTGGTGGTAAAGAAACTACCTAAAGCCGAAGTTCCCGCAACGCCCGTAACGGTAACATTAGCCTTTCCAACAACAGTAACAGATCCAACTGCGCCTGTCCCTACTACTGCGCCTGCTTGCCCAAACGCATCCCCTTCAATATTGGGTGCAGCGTTATTAACCGAAGCGGTTGCCGTTACATTATAGGCAACATTGGTATTCCAAGTTCCGGTGTTCCACCCTTGGAGGGAGCTATTCCACCCTTGAAAGGCTGCAACCGGATCGGCCATTAGGCTATCCGGATTATCGCGTTACTTGCATCGGCAGTAGGAAAAACAATGGTGAAGTCGCCGGAACTGGCTGCTTTATCCGCGCCAAAGTCCAGAACACAAACCGTTGGATCGCCAGTAGCCGCTTCATTAAATATTAAAGCACCCCTAACAGCCGATATTGTAACCGTTGAAAAAACCTCATCTGCAAAATCTGCCAGAGCAGTTGTTCCACTAGCCACGGGTGTTACACTCGTTAAAAAGTTTCCTTTTGCCGTGTAGTTTGTACCAGAGATTTCGTTGCCAGAGGTGTATGCAGTAGTTGCAGCGTTAAAAGTAGCACTGTTGGTGTACAGAGCTAATTTAAACTGATTACTCGCTGCTGTAAAATTGTGAACACCCTTCATCAGTTCTACTTTGAACGAGGTGCATAGAAAGTTGCCGTTAAAAGCCATTTACATTTTCCTTATATATTCGGCCAACTTTAGCTGACCAGCATCTTTTATTGCATTATATACTGTAGTTCTGTCGCTTTGAATAGCCTGTTTCATATAGATAGCCACAAGCTTCTCTACATCGTCTCGATATGCAAGCGCTTGATCCCGTATTTCAGGGGGCGCGGTTTCGGAAATACTTACAATTTTATTTACGCAACGCTTTGCAGTCTCTTCAGGAGTAAAACCACGGTTGTCTGTAGTTTCCACTCCCACCTTAAAATCATTAGACATTTCAACGCCAAAAGACATTTCGTTCATTGTTTTTGCCTCACCACTGGTCCGGTTCTGTACTCATCTGTAACTTCTTTGCTCTCGCCAAGTAGCTTGAGACCCATAATAGCCTCAACAAAACGCTTTTCGTACAAGACCTGCATGTCCTGTTCACCCTTCATATACACATACGCTTCCATCAAGCTTCCGTACAAAATTGCTAAATCTGCATTTTCACTGATCCACGTTGTAGTAATGTCAGGCACTATCTTTTCGGAAGTTGTTCCGCTGGGAACGTTGTTAACTACCGCAACAGCGCCGCTGGTGTTTCCAACCAAAGCTGTTCCAGAAGCGGCCGTTCCTCTAGGGTAAGCATCCGTCAAACCCGCAGGAAAGTTAGCGGTTAAGGTTGTGTTACCCGTTCCGGTGGTCCCGGTAACGATAAAAGAAGAGTTTTCAGTAGAAGAAGTTGCCCCCGCAGGAGTTGCAATTATTGTTTCTCCCGGAGAAAAAACAGTTCCACCAGTATAAGCCACCGAAAACGTAGTCTGACTTTTGGTCAAGCTGGTTGGACGGTAGAAATAATGTATTTCAGCCGCATAGCCACTGTCCGGAGTGGGGCTTAGAATCAAATTGTTAAGGTCATACTGAGCATAGTAACGAGGAGGGCCCGTTACTGTAGCATCTGGGTTAAAAGACTGCACAAAGTTAGAGTCTTTGAAGTCTAAGAACACAACGTTGCCAGAACTGTTGGTGAAAGACAAAGCAAACGGCGCTAAGAAGTCGCTTGGAACCCCTAAGAACTTATTGGACGCAGACATTGCGCCAGCGTCGTTCTTTTGGAACAAGCTTAATTGAACGTTCTTTAAGATACGCTCTTCTGTGTTTTTAATGAAAACAGGAAGATTACTTACAAACGTTGTTTCATCGTTTTCCGTGTAATCCAGTATGGCCTGTTTTAATGTAGTATAAGTATAGCTCATGATGTAACCACCGTAACAACTCCTGCAAAACCAAACGCCCGTGTTGGTCTGGGCTGCGGTGCTTCTACTAAGGGAATCCCGACATAAACGTCTAAGACCTCTTTTTTATCTGGACGGGCATTTTTAAGGGCTTGGGGATCTGTGGCTTTGCGAAAAGGCCCTAGTTGAGGTTGTTTAGCTTCAAACTCATCTCTGCCAACAAGCAGACCGTTCCACTCTTCGCGCATGTCTTTATAACGATACCGGAAACCGGATCGGTCAGAAATTGCAAAAGCGTTTTTGCCTATTGCAAACTTACCCATTAGCCTACCCTATAATAATCGTACTTCGGAACAACGTTAAACGATGCCCGGTCACGATCTTCAGTCATAGCGCGTTCAAACTCTTCTTCATACATAGCTTTTAACATCTGAACACGATTAGGAGCCCGCTTTACCGAAATATAATAAGCCAACCCTGCGGCCAAACATGGATAAAACCTAAACGGCATGTCCATATTGTTTATAAAGGTATCAGCATCGTCCATGCGTGTAAGAGCATTGTAAAAAATAACATCAGTGTCGTTTTCTGGAGTAGGCCAAATCCTTAAAATCGGCGTAACCTGACGATCTAAAAAGAATTGGTTAGGCCGAGACTGAGTGGTCTTGTTAGGAATATTAATATAGTCATCTCTACTTAACCTAGACAAAGCAAAGTCTGTCCCGTCCCGCCGAACTACCACAGACAAAATATCTATATTGCTTCTTACGTTAAAAAAATCTACCGCAGAAGTTACAGTTGTACTAGCACCACTTGTTTCACCTACAATAGTTTCACCCGCAACAAATGTCCCTGAAGGTATAGTTATAGCAAAAACAGTAGCAGAAGTAGCACTTGTTAGTGAAGCAGTAGCACCACTTGTTACACCTGTAATATTTTCACCCAATCTAAAAGCGTTAACAGTCCCTACTGTCATATTTAATATTCCGGCAGGATAATCAGCAATACCTGTAACTAACGGCAAAGATACCTGCTTAATAGTCCACTGATTTAAACCCCGGTTAGCCCATTCGGCAAGCATCAGGTTTAAAGATCGTTTGGCGGATTTAAGGTCGTAACCCGTTCTAACCTCTAAGCCACACCGCTCAAAAGCTTCTTCAATATAATCAGCTACATCAAGATCAAAATCTACGCTATTAGAAACCGCCATCTCATTCCTCGCTGTAAATATTGTCAAATATTTGGGTTACATCTAATGTATAGTCTAAATCAGATTTAGAATAATGTACATGCTGCGAAGGTTTGAAGTCTGGAGCGCCTTCTCCGGTTTCAAACCACGCAGGGTGAGTTACCCGCACACGATTGTTAGGTAACGCTACAATGTTTCCGGTCCACTCATCAGCATCTAATAGCTGCATAACATGAGCTTGTTTGTGTTGAGCCGGATCATCTGCAACGTCGGTATCTGTGTAATCAACGGTAAACATATATTTAGCAGGGAAAAACCTGCCATCTATCTTCGCCATCCAAGGACAAGGAGTAGCCCTGTCTAAGGTATATACAGCGTGTGTATGTGAAGGGCAGTCCCAAGGTTGTGCCTCGTGTACAGCCATAGGCTTGGGCCAATCTTCTAAAGGCTCATCTGCAACCAAGGCAGTTATAGGCATACGAGCCCACATTGCACCGCCATGAACATTAGCATCGCCGTCCTCATCAGCTTCGCAACCCGTAAAGATTACTTGAAAGCTTAAACAACGGTTGGGCATTGTTGTTACGGCAATGACCATAGCGTGAAGGAACTCGCCGTGATAACGCTCATGATTGACCGTATACTCACGACGAACCCAACACTTAAAGTGAGGTATGTTACTTTGCAAAAAAGGCATTTATTTATTTTTTCTTAGCCGCGCCGCCGCGCTTCATTTTAGCCGCGCCGCCTTTAGCAAAGCCTTTTTTCTTCATCATAGCGCCGCCTTTAGCGTAACCTTTTTTCTTCATCATAGCGCCGCCTTTAGCGTAACCTTTTTTCTTCATCATAGCGCCGCCAGCGCGTTTCTTCATAACACCACCCGCGGCTTTCTTTGCAACAACTGGTTTTTTCTTTGTGGCTCCACCTTTAGCGTAACCTTTTTTCATCATTTTCTTCATGATACAGATCCTTTTGTTTTTTTACGTTTACGTCCTAATACTATTCCACAACCCCTAGCCACCACTGTTCCGGAAGGAGTCTTGCCCCGAAAAGGTCTTTTTGCTTGTGTCGCAGAAGGATCTCCACCTCTGGACATGTTTTTAACAGTAGCAGCTTTTGTGTTTTTTACAACTTGTTGTCCTTTAGAGCCTGCTCGCTTCTTTTTTGTAGCCGTAGCTTTGCGCTGGGCTTTAGTAAGAGACCGAGCTTTACTCTCAGGTAAGCATCGGTCTGGGTTTTTCTTGTCTTTAGAAGTGCCGCAAGGTCCCTTAATAGACCCGTCAGAGCCTATTCTGACCCAGTTTTGGTCGCGCCATTTCTTTAGCTCGCCCATTTAACTTTTCTTTCTAGGGGAACGCAGCATTGTCTTTAGAGTTTTTGCTTGACCAGCATGAAGCTTTGAAGCTTTTTTCAAACCCGTTACAACCTTCTTAACTTTTCGTTTGTTACCTTTACTTAACATTATCCCTTTTTCCTTTTACTTTTCTTAGCGTAGTTTGGGTCTTTACAATACTTGGACGCGGCCATGTTTGCATACGCCGAAGGATATGTATCAAATGTTCTTTTTGCCCAAGCTTTTCCAGAAGGACAGATTTTACTGCCCTTAGACTTTTTTGAAGACTCTCCGCCGTTTTTAAAATAACTCAAGCCTCTAGGCATAGCGACTTTTTTGCGAGGAGAAGTAGTGATTTGTTTGTTCATTTGACCACGGCTTATTGTCATATTAACACTTCCATCTTTTACGAGCTTGGCGCAAACGACTGTTTGGATCTTTTGCAGCCTTTGGAAACTTTTTCATCTGGCCCAAAGAACGGGCGCAATAAGACTTGCGTCGCTTGGCATCTTTACTTCCGGCCTTAACCTTACCCGTAACAGCGGTCTTTAATTTTGATCCGGGGTTCTTTTTTCGGTGCGCCTCCACACCTTTCTTAGTCATTCCCGCCCCAGATTTAGTGGGACGGTAATTAGTCTTGTTGCGCTTGATTGGTTTATCGCCCACAGGCAACTCCTACGCGAAGAAGAAGTTCATCATGTCTACCGTTCCAATGGTAAACGTTACATAGAAACCATCTTTAAATAGAACGCCTTCGTCAGGAATATGATAATGCTGTGTTGTATTGTCTGTTCCAAGAGTACGCGCTTTAAAAAACGAAGTTCCAGATACACCGCTGTTAAGAAAATCTAACTCTCCAGCCGTGCCGCCAGAAACAATTGAATAACCTTTAAAACGAGTTCGACCCGCAAAGACAACATCAGCAGCGTTTCCGTTAATACCCGCAGTTACATTTCCGGCAGGATCACCAACGGCGGTTATGCTTATAATAGTTTTAAAAAAACCAGCGCTAGTTGCGGTTCCATCGTCGGCCCCTGTAAGGCTTTCAGTAAGAGAATCGCCGTTTACATCAGTCCCTACTATGGTAAACGAAATACCGTCATCGTCGCCTGCGGACAAGATTGTTACCTGTCTGCCTGAAGCGTTTGTAACGCTACCGCCAGAAGCCAATGCCCCGTTAATTGTTAATGCGGCGTTGTTACCAACAGCGGCTATCGTTGAAACACCGTTTGGGTCTGCCGCCTGTTCGTCTCGGATAAATCGGACTTGTACGTCAGAGTTTGCCATATTAATCTCCTATAATAAAGGGTGGGGCGTTAACCCCACCAAATTAATAATTACGCAATCTGAACGTACTCAATGATAAATGTGAACGATCCTGCTGTTGTCGCATTAACTGTATTAGTGATGTTGCAGAAGATAGTTCTTTCGGCGTCTGTATACTGAACAGAGGCTGGCGCTGTCGTGCCATCTTGCGTCTGAAGAACTAATGCAGTCACCGTTACGTTGTGTACAACAACGGTTGTACCAGCATCCAAGATTTCGTCTGCCTGAGTCGCAACAATTTGTGAGCCAGAAGACGATGTACCAACTTCGTAACCAATATCACCTTCCCCAATAACTGGAGCAACGTCACAAAAAATCTTAATGTTAGTGATGATTGTATCGGCGGGCTGTGTGAACTCACCAATCGTGGGGCTGTCGCCTGCGGTTGTGTTTACTGTAACTCCAGATGCAAAGCCAACGTGCTTTACAAATTTGTTTGTTACAATGCCTGTTGAAGCCGTGTTCGCTACAGTTGTAAAAGCACCAGTTGTTTCATTTTTAGAAACAACCTGAAAGCCGCCTTCTGAACGCACTGGTCCGCTAAACGTAGAATTACCCATGAGAATCTCCTGTCAGGGTTAAGTCAGTCGCCCAATGCAACTGTCAGGGATGAGATAACAATACAACAGGAGCAATAAAAAAGAAAGGGGCAACCGAAGCTGCCCCTTAATTTGTCAAGATGACCTGATTTACGCTGCGCCGGGAGTACCAAACACAGAACGCCAATCACTTACGCCAAAGGAATAACGCTCACGGGCCTTGAACCGCATGTTACCTGTATCAAAATCGCCTTCCATGGCGGTCTTAATTGGTGAACGGTTAAAGAACTTGAAGCCGTTTGGTGCGTCAGTCTTTATGAAGAAGGCGTCTGTGTCAGTCAGGAAGTGGTTAACCACTGCACCGTCTGGCAACATGCCCATGTTCTTCATTGCGTTGTTGTCGTTATCAGCAGTTCCGCTACGCAGATTTGAGTTAAGAACTCGCTCTGCAATAAACTGAAGCTCTTTTGGAATGATAAGTTTCGTTCCACGAACTGCAATTTTAAGACCACGTTCATCGGTGAATCCTGCAACATCAATCAACATCTGCTCCAAAGAGGTTTCGTTGAGATCTGCCGCAGTCGTCAGAAGGTTGGTCTGGTTGCCGGACAAAGACGGATGTGAAGCTGAACAAAGTGCTGCGCCGTCACCAAGAGCGTTACCGCCCGTAGCAGAGAACGCATTGTTCAGAATTGCAGCCGCTTTGATCTGCTTAGTTTGAGCCATCGAACGAGCCAGTGCTTTCGTATAGCGAGAAGCAAGACGATCATAAAGATTGTCCTCAATAGCTTCTTCAGTAATTGAAAACGCAAGTGCGATAGTTTCATGAGTGTAACGAGCAGTGTATGTTTCACGAGCATCATCAAACGAGATGGCAGTGCCTTCTCCTTTAAGTGGTGCTGCCGCGAAACCACCGAGCATAACTTCTTCCTCAAAAGCTCGGTCGGAGCTTTCTTCGTCAAAAATTTCGCCATGCTCGTTTTCGTAACGATCATACTCAAGCCCAAACAAAGCATTTAGGCCGGGTTCTAGCTCTGCCGCTAGTTGTGCGCGAGAAATAGCCATATTCTATAACCCCCTTATATGCCAGTTGTTGCGTAAGTGCCAACAGCGATAGTATTACCGTTGTTGAAGTGACCGTTTAGGCGAACAATATATTGATGCCCAAGCGCAGCGTAATCTTCGTTTGAAGGGTCTTGGTATAGACCTACAATCCGAACATCCAACGTGTTAGTTGTTGCTGCCGTACTAATGTCCAGCATGTCAGAAGACATTCCAGTACTAGTGCTGCCACCGCCTACCGCTGCCATGTTACAGTTAATGAACACATCAAGCTGGGCTGTCGCTCTGCTTGTGTTTGTTCCGTCTGCTGCAACCACAAATAATTGAAACGGATCGTCATATATAGACGCCAGTATCGGGAAATTTGTGTCAACGCTTACGTTGTTTGAACCGGGCCAGTAGTTTAGAAAGGTTCGCTTCTTAGTAGTAGAGTCTACATATTCGACTCCAGCCATTACACCAAGCGGAGCAACCGCTTGATCGGTCAATATTATTGTTCCAGTGTTTACCGGAATAACAATACCGCCGTTAAAAATGGCAGTTGAGTAGTCACTTTTAATCTCATACTGGGTAATACCAGTTGAGTTAACGTTACCACCAACTTTACTAATAGGACGAAGACCATAGCCACCTGTTAGTGTATTAGCCATATCTTAGCTCCATTTAAAAAAAGACGGCCTATTTTCCATTGCCGCCAAAGGTTACGCGAGATTGACGATCAGGATTACTAATCGTCATGGTTGAGTGTGCGTTCTCCCGCATCATGTCAGAATCAACTGCTTCCATCTGGTCTTTATTTCGACTAGCGAAATAAGCCGTCCGTTCTGCAATAGTTTCAACAGGGATCCGAGCCAACATCAAACCGCCAACTCCAAACACACCTTCGTATTTACCTGATTCAACTACCGGGGATTCAAAGTCGGGGTATTCATCCTGACGGACAAGTTCCCAACCTTCGCGCATTTTAGCGCTGATGTTTTTACGATCATCAAAACCGCGCGTTTCGGCGCGAATCCAACGATGCTTAAAACCATCCGGTGCAGGCGGTGCATCTAACATAGACGGTGGAGCCCACGGCTTACGCGCAGCCGTCTTCTCCCTAGTTTGATTTGCGTGAGGAGTTCGATCAATTTTTGATTGTGTCATAGTTCTAATCCTTAACGTATTTTGCGTATTCACTTAGCGGCACACCCAATTTTTTCGCTATTGCGACTTGGCTAGGGGTGAGTCTAACCTTTTTCCCACTACTGCGCCCAGAGGTTTGTCTTGAAACTCCAGCAACCGTCTGAACGGGTCGTTTGCTAGTGTTGTTCGAGGTCGTATTAAACTTGTTGTTTATGCGACTATCTAGTTCACTATAGTATTCATCGCTCTTCGGGTCAAACCCTTCTTCTTCAACAAGCGTTTTATGGATGCCAAACGCCGCGTAAGTCATCGCATCGTCTTGACCAAACCAATCGTTTTGCTCCGCCCAAGCTTCTGCTTTGCGGTCTGGACGACGGATTTCTTGTTGTTGCTGTTGGACTTGTTGCTGCTGTTGTGGTGCAGCCTGCTGAGAGCGTTGAGCGTTTGCACGTTCTTGCTGCATCTTCGCCTGAGAAGCACGATCATTCTCAATCGAAAGAGATGTTAACTTGCGGTTTGCTTCAACCGCTGCTTGGCTATCGCCCATCTCCATGGCACGAGCATACTCTTGCTCCGCCTGACCCATCTGCGTGGTAACTCTGTTAGTATACTCGTTAACATAACTCGTATCTAAGTTAGCCATGCGGCTTTTAAGCTGTTGAGATTCGCCTTGAACCTGCTTTGCAAAGTTTAAAGCTTCGCTTTCACGACGCTCCGCTTCACGCATTTTCTTAGTAAGGCGGTCAATACGCTTTTGTGTTGCACTTTCAGCACGGTCAAAGGAATCATCTTCCGAAACAGACTTATCATCCGTAACTTCAATGTTAACCGTTGTGGCTTCTTCAGTGTCTAAATCAAGTTCGATTTGGTTTAATTCAGTCATCTTCTACTCCTAGAAATGTAAAACATCTTCGGGACTTTGGATTGTTGCCAAAATCTCATCGTCGTTTAAAATTCGGACCTCGCCGCCTTCAATTCTGAAGCGAGACCCTGCGTAACGGGCGAACATCACCCAATCACCCTTCGCGCACCAAGGACCGTTCGGAAACTTTTCCGAGTCCTGATACGCTAATTCCCCGACTTTTAGGACGTATCCTACCTGAGTGGAGACGGCGTTCTCTTCAACAACTTTGTTTGGGAGATATATACCACCTTCTGTTTGACCCTTGCCGCGGTACGGAAGAATCAACAGTCTCCAGCCAGTTGGGCCGGGCATTCTTTCTAAGAGGTTTTCCCCGATCTTTTCGGGATTCAGCACTTTTTCTTTTCCAAGGCCAGCAACGGCCTCTTGTGCTGCTTTCAAGTCTATAGTTTGCGCTTTAGTCATTGCTACGCTCCTGTTTATCTAGCAGGCCCCTGAGTTCCTGTTCCACATGATTTAGGGCTTCTAAGTTGCCCATAAGCTCACGATATTGCTCCATTGATTTTACATTGCCATACTGCATTAATTCGACAACGCCTGTTCTTCTGTCCCTTATAGTGCGGAATACAGCTTCCGCAATAAATATCTCATCCATTCTTATAAAATCCCAGTTTGTCTGATACGCAGACTACTGTTATTTATTGGAAAGGCAATAGAGGCCTAAACCATTAGCTCAAAATGCGGTCCGTCTATGAATGGGCGACGGCCTTGCGTCCTACGCTCATCGACATAACTGTTCATGGCATCTTCCATAGTGCCACCGTGAAACTGCGCTATGTTTGAAATTGTCCATGCCGCGCCCCACCGAATAGGAACGTCCACTTCTCTTGCAGCTTCAGCCATCGCATCTGCAATATCGTCATACAGATTGAGTTCCCACGAAGCTCTTGAACCAATATACGCCATTAGGTCAACGGCATATCCTTGGAGATGTTTGGACTTCATTGTCTGGCTTGCGCCCTTCGCGACAAGCGCCTTTTGTTCATCAAGAGTTCTCATGCCACAGATCACACCAAAATCTATCTTTGATTTGTGAATGGCTGATTTAACAACCGCAACAAGCCGTGGGTCTAAACCCTCCAGCTTGGCCTCGCTTCGTGAGCTTAGTTTAAACGTCATTTCTTTTTTCCTTTTTTCTTGGAACGGTCGCTGACTACAGTTCCCGTAAGGCCTGTAACCTTAACATTAGTGGACTTGTGATATAAAACGCCCGTCAGTTTATATCTGATCTTGTAGTATAAGTTTACAAACATCTTCATATCTTTACTCCTAAACATGCTACGGCAATCCCGTTATGAGTTACCATTATCTCAGCCTTTGCTAACACCTGTTCACAAACAGCCTTGGTGTCGTATACGCCCAATTGAAAATACTCTGCGGGTTTGCCTGATATTAACTGTATCCAAACCAGCACCCACATTACTTCGTTAGCCCTTTTTGTTTTTCAAATGTCCTCAAGCCGCCAATTCCAAGCATACCCAACAGCACGGTCATAAGGCTTCCCATGTCAAACTCAGGTAGCGGTGGGATCTCTGCGCCAGAAAGCGTTACCGAAAATATAATAAGCGGGCAGAGTATAAAATGGTACAGTAGCGCAAAGCCACAGATCCACCCCACGAAGGGTCGCCAACCGCCCTTGAACAAGCTGCCAGACGCCGCTTCAGCCTTGTTGATCTCCAACTGAGCAAGCAAAGCCTGTTGCGCGTGGTTATCAGACATAGTGGCAATTTCATGTGCCAGCTTTGCCTTCATGTCAGAATCAGGAATTACTTTATCTAAGAGACCCGTGACGGGACCTATGAGGCTAGATATTAAACTCATCCCATTGGCCTTATGTCTACGTTGCCTGAGATTGATATTCTCTCGCCGTCACTCTCGTAAAACGGAAAGACTTGGTGGAGCATCTGCGAGGGGAACAGAACCATGTAGCCTTCAGCTTGTTTCTCCATATTGTACGCAAAGGTCGATACCCTGCCCATCGTATTAGTGTAGCTGAATGCAAAGTTGCTGATGTGGTTATCTGCATTTGACTCAGCGCATACAGGAAGTTTCTTTTGCTCTTCGTAGGACGTAGGTATCTGCATCCATATTACAAAGCTAAACACGCCACTGTGATCGTGGGGCGGATTGAACTCATGCTTCTTTTGAAAGTTTACCCACAGGCTTTCTAAGTTAAAGCCCTCGCCCTCCTTCATAACTGCCCGCCAAGGAGCGCCATAGGACTCAATGTGGCTATTAATAAACTCAGGAAGTATTGTATTTAGAAACTCCGCAAGCTGGGTAGATTCCGCGTCCAGACGAATAGAGGAGCTAATGTTACCCGCAAGCTCATCCTTCATGTTCTCTGGGTTTTTTCTAGCCTTCTTGATAGCCTTCCATATATCTTTTGTTACATCTTCGGGTAGCTTTGCCTCTACTACACCGATATTTGGAAAATTCCTCGGTATTAAATCCATGTTTATCCCTGTTCTTTGTCATACTTTATAGAGGCTTTTTTATTGTCCGCCTTGGCAGAATAGGCATTAAACCCCATAAACGCCGCGACAACTCCAGATGCAGCAATGACATAGACACTAGCTATGTCTGTAATAAGTGTGGCGGCTTTATCAAAACCCAGCACAGAAGCCAACAGAATAATAAACGGGTAGACTAACATTCCCATCAAAGCCAAGCCTGTGAACCTGCGCTCGGCGTTGCGCTTTAAATCTTGATCGGCGATCTCAAGCCTACGGTCCTCAAGCTCAAGTTTGTTCCATTCATTACGATCAATGGAGCCATTGGAATCGAGATCTGCTTTATCGAACTCTGTCATTTCTGTCTCCTAGCGTACTGGGCTGCAATGTGCCTATCTACAGTTATTATAACAACCTTTTCGTGTTTGTCATATACAACGTATTTTTTGCCTCGTTGTATCATCACCACTTGCCTTGAGATTTCCCTACAAAATAGATTACGACACCCGCTATTCCCAAACCAATGACAGTGATTACAGTTATAACTATGCCGTTGATTAAATTGTCTATAAACTCTTGCCGCTCGTAAACCAAAGCTCTTTGACGCTTTCTCTGTTCAGCCTCTATCCGGACAATCTCTTTCCAAGCCGAAGGCCCATACACGAAGCTAATGTGGTTTTGTATTTCAGTGCGCTGTTCCTTTAACTTTTGTTTGGCAGACCAAATATCTAAAGCGGTGGCCTCGGTGTTAGAAAACAACTTATGATATAAAGAAGGCTTTTGTGACTTCTTCTCAAGAAAGTCTATATCGGATGACGCTTTGGCAAACTGAGAGATAGCCCCCGTAAAACTACTGATCTCCTTCCCAACTTCACAAGCCTTCTTTATGCCTTTGTAGGCACTTGTAGCTAAAGCAATCGCTGAAACCGGATCTAACATAGTGGGAGCTTTCTTAGGCTAACGTTCTAACATCCTATCCATTTTTGCATCAAGAGCATCTAACCGAGTTATCAATCGGTCTATGGATGCGTTGCTCTCAACTTTAGTAGAGTACTCCTTGGCAAGCTCTTCACGAGTTCTATTCAATAAAATGGTAACGCGGTTCAATTCAGAATGTTGAGATTTTATCCACCAGCCCAAAGCTCCCACTCCAGCCGTCAGTATAAAATTCCAAAGCGCGTCCATTTCCATCAATTAGCACTCTAAGTAGCCGCCCCCTTTAATTGCAGCGCCCATCCCACGAGCCGTGCCACGCTTCATAGACGTAGGAACCTTAACATCCGCCGTCTTGCCATAAGGAATACGCCCCTGCTTATCAATCTGAGCGTAAGGAACTGCCTTTGGGGTAGGACCCGGTGCAGAACCGTTTACTTTTACTTTTGCCATTTTACTGTCCTCGCTGTTGTTTTAACAATTCGCGCTGCATTGCGCTCTCAATCCGTTTGTCCGTCTGACCTTCTTGACTTGCAAGCCTCTGCTGGAACTGCTGACCGCGCATCTGCTGGTTCTGAGAATCAAGCTGTAACTTGGCCTGATCTACTTGTGCATCTGCTTCTTCCGACTTAGCTTTTATGTCAATCTCTTTCTCTTTTAATTGTATCAAAGGATCTGGTCCTTCGCCAGATATTTGTCCAGAAAGTTGCTTTGCTGCCTGCATACCCTGTGCAACCAACTGAGCAACCATACCCTGATACTGCATCTCCATCTGAGCTTCGTCGCCGCCCTGACCCTGCATCTGACCCATCTGAGCCATCGCCTGCTCCTCGGCCTGTATCTTAACATGCTCTAAAACATGCTTCTGTAACGATACCGCAATGGCAGGCATCTGACCAATCATAGGACTAGAACCAAATACTAAGTGAGCCATAATGTGCGACTGATGATCCTGACCCGTAAACGCATGCAAACGCATTTGGTCCAGCGCGTTGATGTTCTCTTGAGCAGGGTCCGCAGGCCGCGGCTCTTCGTCCGGTAGCGCCTGCATTAATCTATCAACATCGTTCACGCCCAGCGCTTCATACATGTCACGGTAAACCTCGTGCAGGTTATGTATCTCTGGAGCCTGTGTCGCCAACTGTAACTTAGTCTGAGCTAAAGCAATCCGCTGCGCCTGACTAAATACATTCGGATTAGAAACAGGAACCACATCTACACGGCCGTCAAAGTCAGAAGCCATCACAGTGGCATCGTCACCCGCAACCGAATAAGGATACTCTTGTGGCAAACTCTCGCCCATCACACGCGCAAGTATCTTAAACTCTAAACGCATGGCGTAATGAAGCCGCTTGTGAACCGCGCTCATTACACGGGACCCCTGCTCCAACATAGCAATAGTAGTGCCAACCGCAGCACTCTGATCGCCGTCGCCAACCTTCATGTTCGTAATCGTCGCAAACCGCTGACCCGCGTCAACAACAAAACCTAACAGATTAAATAACGTCTGATCCGGTCCCTTGAACGGTAAAGGCATTAAACTATCGCGAATAGCACCCCCCGGAGCATCCACATCCCTAAATTCACCCGGCTGTAAAGGATCGTCGTCATCCCTGATCCGCAGTCCGCGGGCTTTGAATCCCGCAGGGAGATTAGATAATGTACCAGCATCAATCAACTGACGCAGTGAAGATGTTGCCGAACGAGCTAAACCACCAATTGTGTGGATTAAACCCAAGCCGTAAAAGCCAAATCCCGGCAAAAACTTGTAGTGTACAAAATAATGTATCTTCTTCTTCTTTTCGTCCTCTTCGTCAAAGTTTCTGCGGATCGACAATACTTCGCCGTTATCCTGAGAAATAGTAACAATGTAAGGAACCTTAATGCCCGTAGGCTCGCCGTCCTCACCAATGTCCTCGTAACCCTCAAGATCTAAATCCACATGGCACTCTAACAAAGTACAGTCGTAATCAATCTGACTAGGCTCATAGCCGTCAATCCGATTAATCTCCTCACGAACACCCGTAATATCCCCCTGAGAAGGAATCACGTCAATGTCGAGATATATGCCAGCAACCTGCTTCTTGCGTAGATCGTTTAAATCCATACGCACAACCTGCGTTATATTCGGACAAGTATCTAAATCAGAAGTATCGTAAGGAACCACTAAATTCTCAGCAGGAACAAACTTACTTATCGCACGGCCCAAGCTCTCATCGTAGTAAATCTTCTTGAACGCACTGCCCGCCAGCGGTAAATAAAACAACATCTGATCCATGTCAGGAGTGTAATCCTCCATGACATTCGTAATGTAGAAATTCATAAACTGCTTCACACGATGCGCCTGATCCTGCTTTTCACGAGTGTCCTTGCCCAGAACAACAGTCCGAACAGGCCCGCTAGAAGGTAGTAACTCATTAAACGCCTGCGCCTGAAACTGTGTAGCAGCCTCGGCAAGTAATGGATGCGTCACGCCACTCGCGCCGCGGAACGGTGTCGTGCGCTCCTCGTAATTAAAACCAAGAAGCTCTAAGCCGTTCTTGTAAGTGTCTTCCCACTCCTGACGACTCGCCTTGTTGGAATCAAACGCACCAAGCAAATCAGACGCAATGCTGCTTAACTCACGGTCCGGGATCTCTTCAGCTAAGTTGGCGTAGAAGTTATCGTCCTCGCCACGCATGTCGTCAGGCGCAAAGTCCACAACAACACTGCCGTCCTCATCCGCCGTAATCTCAATCTCAGGATCATCCAACCCAATGTCCGCAGCCATTAAGTAAGGATCCGCACCCGAATCAGGTAGCTCAATCTCAATTTCGGCCAGTAAATCGTCCTCGTCTAACTGACTTGGGACGTTAGTATCCATTAATCCACCAGTAGCCATAAGGCCCTCCGTCAATAATATACACGCACCTTAGCAGAAACATCCTCGTCTTGCCAATCATCTGTTGGTAATTGTACAAAATTACCTTGACGATACCGCATTAAAGCCTGTGTCATGCTATCAACTAAGTCGTCATGCTCCCCATTCGGGAACGCAGCAACCTCTTCAATTAATTCATCTGCCCATACCTTGTCAGGGACCCAAACCATTCCAGCCTCGAACATGGGACTTACCGCATGCACCCTGCTTATCTTGTCGTTACCACGACTAGGCGTAAAGTTAACTACAGGTATACCCGCACTTCTAAGCTCCTGAGTCAACGGTAAACCACTCGCCTTCGCCTCAATAATTACCGTGTCAGGGTCCCAAAACTTGTACTCCTCAAAAGCTATAGCTTTTAATTCTGGAAAATCCCAGCGCCCCTTTTTACTGTCTAACAAAATTAAATTAGGTCCGCTTCCGCCCTCGTTGGGATAAAACACACCCCACGTTGTAATAGCAGAAAAATCGGCGCTCTCCCGCTTACTAAACGCAGTGTCGTAACTCTGTATCACAAACTCTAACTGAGGAACCGCCTCACGCTCCCACTTGCGCCACCACTCGCGAGGAATAATAGCATTCTCCTCACCCGTCGGATTCTGCTGATACTGAGCATTCCACTTGCTCAAAGGTATAGATGCGCGGACCGCAGTCAAATCTTCCAAACTCCAAAACTCCGGCCAACACGGAGTCTCATCCTCAAAAATCGCAGGTAACTCAACAACCTCCCACTGATCCGCTAACGGATCCTTCGCCATCGCCCGCAATAACTGACCCGTCATGTCCTTCTCTGACCACCGAGTCTGTACCAAAACTATCGAACCACCCGGCTGTAAACGCTGCCGAGGTCCGCCAGTGTACCAATCCCAAGCATCGTCAAAACCATGAGCGCTCATAGCCGTCTGCTCCGAATGAGGGTCGTCAATGATAATTAAATCACCACCACGACCAGCCAAGTTAGAACCAACACCAACAGCATAATACATTCCACCCGCACTCGTGTCCCAACGACCACTCGCCTTGCTATCCGCCGCTAACTTAACATCAGGGAAAACCGCACGGTACTCGTCAGCGTCCAAAAGGTTCTTAGTCTTCCGACCAAAGTTAACCGCTAACTCAGTCGTGTGCGTCGCCTGAATGATCTTCATTCGCGGATCGCGGCCCATCATCCACGCAGGAAACAAAAAGGATGCAAACTCACTCTTCGTATGCCGCGGAGCCATGTTGATAATCAAACGCTTTAGTTCGCCGCTCGCGACTCGTTCAAGCTTGTCCGCAATTATTTTATGATGCCGTCCAGCGATAAACTCAGGCCACATGGTTCTTACAAATTGTAAAAAGTTTTCCTGACAACCTTCGTTCTTGGCTATCTGTGCGAGCCTCAATTCAAGCTTCAAAGCTTTCTCTTGCTGTGCCGGATTTAGGCTAACATTCATCGGGGGACCCTAACTGTTTATGGGATTATATGCTGCTTTATAAGATAGTTATAGTCCAAATAAAATTTTATGTAAATATTTGAGAGAAACATGGCTAAAGCCCCCGCCCGGTGAGAACGTGGTCCGCGGGTCGTGGATCGCTGTTTTAAGTATTAAATCCACGTTTATTGACCCGATATGGAAGGGACCCGGCTGTTTTTGTGCAGCCAGTTCGCGGTTCTTGCGCCATCGATGACGGCCAACGTTGCGCGGCTCGCGGTTCTGGCTGGGCGATTTGCGGCTAGCTGGGCGCGGTTCACGGATCTTGCGGGCATCGGCGATCAATCCCCAGCTGGTGGGTTTCGGATCCCGTAGGTTTGAGCCAAGAGCAAGGGGCGCGGCCCGCCTTGTTTAACTAATTAACGCTGGACATAAAAAAGGCCCACTCGAAGGCGGGCCGATCTTATTGTTTAGGGCTGGGTTAGCTGTGGCAATATCCGTCGGTCTCGATCCCCAGATACATCCCGCACCATTTAACCATCACGCTATCATCAAACGTAGGCTCGACAGTACGACGGAACGACAGATAAGAGATTGACGGGAAAGGCGGGCGGGCCGCTGGATCGCCACTCCACAGCCAACGCTGTTTCAAAGCTTCCTGTTGGGGTTTGGTTAGTTTCATAAGACCACCAACCTTTCACCCTTAAACAGCTGGGACGTTGCCAACTGGTGCTTGTCGCGCATCTTAACGGCTTCCAGATAGGTCAAGTAAGCATGGCTGCCAAACCGCCAACGCGGTTCAACTAATCGCTGAGACAGTTCGGAAATGTTTAAGGTGCGATTACTTCCCATAAACTTAATGACTGATTTGTGAGTTTTCACGATCCAACCCTTTCTAAGTTAGCGTTTAGCTTTTCCAGTTCGATCAACTCAGCTGTTAGCTCTTGGGCTTTGATGTATGCAGTGTCCGCCATTTCATTGCGGCCGCACATTTTCATCATCCCCATGAACTGAAGTTGAAACTGGATTTGTTCGGCCATGGTTTTATTTGCCATATCAAACGTCCATCTTGAAAGTTGCGCCGCGCAGTATATCGCGAATTAAATCTTTTGTTTCGTCCTCACT